CTTCCCTGCGAGCTGTTGGCACAGATCTGCGATTGCAACACCGCCCGAGAAGCTCGACGGGGCGCTCGAGAGGATCTGCTGCCCGTAGCCACTCGCGGCCGATAGCGTCAGATGCACATCGGGCAGATTCTTGTAGTCCGGGCTCGCATCCTGAAACTGCCCTTGGAACACCTGCAGATAGTTGCCGGTGACGTTATCGAGCGCTTCCAGAGTCAGGATCGCTCGCGCCACGACGCCCGTCGCCACGACGCCGGAATTCGCCGCCGGTGCCCACAGCACGGTCACGGCGTTCATGTCGACCTGCCGCATGCCGTAGATGTCGAGCTTGCAGGTGTTGGTGAAGTTGCCAGCGCCAGAGAGCTTCGCGGTCATGCGAAACCCGATCGGAGCCCCCGGGGCTGGCAGGACCAGCGTGTTCGAGTTGGTGCCGGGAAAGTTGCCCTGCGGAAGCACGAGCGTCGCGCGCAGGAGCCGGCTGACGAAGCTCGAAGGCGTGGCGCTCATGCAGCGAGCCCCGCGGCTTCAAGGTCCGCGACCGAGAAATACATGAGCTGCCAGCGCGCACCGAGCCCGGCGGGAAGAGGATCGAGCGTCGGGACGATGTTGCTCGCCTGCGTGTCGATGAAAAGAAAGTCGCCCTCGAAGCCTTCGTAGTGTCGCCCGGCGAGCATCCAACGCGGCGCGGTGTTCGGCTGCGCACCGTAGGCGCGCACCTGGCGGGCGCTGAAGATCGGCGTGCCGTTCGCTTCGAGATCCATGTAGAGCGCGGCGGCTTCCATCGCCCCTAGCAGATAGAGATTGATCACGACGTTCTGGCCGCCGAGCTGCACCGACAGGTTTTGCGACGGCACCGCAGCGAGGGGCACGGTCTGCATCAGTAGCCCCCCGGGAACTGTGCTTGCGTCGAGAGCGCGAGCTGACCGTCTTGCGCGAGCTGCGAGTCGGGATTTTGCGGCTGCACGTTGCCCACGTTGGACGTCGGCAGTGCGGCTTCGGATTGCGCGTTGGGCGTCTGCACGGCGGTCGTCGTGTATTGCGCCTGCACTTCGATGATGCGCTCACCGTACAGATCGACTTCCGTGAGCTGGTACGCGCCCTTCGCTCCCCGGCGCGCGACTTCGTAGCGCGTGAAGTTGACCGAGAGATAGACCCGCTCAGGGATCGAGACGGTGTAGAGATCGATCGAGGCGCACAGCGCATCGAGTGCCTGCAGGAAGGCGGCGCGATCGTCGACCGATCCGGCCTTCTTCAGCCGCAGAATGACTTCAAAGGGCTTAACGACCTTGTTGTAATCCGAGAAGCTCCCTTGCTGCACGGGGAACTGCGATACGTCGTACTCCTGCCGATTGGTGAAATCGAGTACGGAGTCAGGATCGATCGCGAGCGTGCCGGTGTCATCGAAGATGCCCCACGCCGGGGGCACTTGGGCTGCCTGCCACAGAGCCGATGAAATCGCCTGCGTGGCGAAACCGATGACGCCTGGCAGCGTTACCTGCGGCGGTACGAAGGGGATGCCGGGGATTTGAACTGACACGGCCTCACCCTTGTCCCTGATCCGCGTTCGACACTAGGAGCTTGCGGCCGAGCGCATTCCCGATCCCGCCTGCGATGCCGTCTGCGTCTGTTGCGCGCGGCGCATTCACGTTGATCTCATCGATGTGAATCTGCGTCGCGTTACTCGTGGTCGACGTCGAGCTGCCCGGTGCTGCAGGAGCTGCCGGGCGCGGCGCACCGGGAGTTGCCGGCGGGCGCGCGATCGTGCCGGTACGATTCGCCGGGCCCTGACCGCGGATCGCTGCCTTCTCCGCATCCGTGCTGCCCGGGCCGAACCAGTCGAGAAACTTCTCATTGAGCTTATCGAGCAGGCCGCCGCTCGGGACTTTCGCGATCGCAGCTCCGAGCCCGACGCCGCCGGCGAGCACAAGACCTAAGCCCCCGATCGCCGTCACGAGCGTGCCGATCACGCCCATGAGTGCACCACCTGCGCCGATCGCAAGCGTCAGTGCCCCGAGTGCTGCGATCAGTGTGCCGCCGGGCCCGAGCGCATTCGCGAGCATCTTGATCCCGTCGATGATCCCCGCAGCCCACGCGGGCGGGTTCTTGAAGAAGTTGATCAGCGCATTGATGCCGTCGACGATCTTCGGCAACACTTCATCGGCGAGATGCCGCAGCCCCTTCACCACGTCTTCGGCGACAGGGGTGAGCTTGGCGAGGATCGCGGACGATTGCGCGGCGGTGGCTTCCTGCAGGCGCGTGATGTCCTGATCGAGCTTCACCTGACCCTGTATGGTCTTCTCCGAGAGCGCGCGCTGATCGATCTGCGCCTTGCCGAGCGCTTCTTCCAGCCCCTTGCCGCCTTGCGCGACTGCGGACGCAACGCCCCCGGTGAACCCGAAGGAGAGCGCCATCTGATAGCGCTCGCCCTTGTCCATGCCGGCGGCTTTCGCCTGTCGATCGATCGCGCGGGCCGCATCGAGCGCGACGTCTTTGAAGGCACGCGCGTGACCGGACGCTGTTAGATACGCGACGCCGAAGCGTTGCAACATCAAGAGATTCTCGGAGAGCTGCCCTTTGTAGCGCAGATTGAACACCGAGTTTTGCAGGTTCTGGATCGAGTCGGCCGCGTCCTGCACCTGCCCGCCGAATAGCTCGGAGACTTCCCCGAGCTTCTTGATCTCGGTGCCTGCGACCCCGAGGTTGCGCGACGTGAAGCCGATCTCGGCGAGCTGTGCGTGCAGATCCTTGAAGTACCCGACGACATCTTCGAGGCCGCGCACGGCAAGGAACATCCCCGCCAGGCGTCGCGTAAATCCGGCCAGCTCTTCGGTTGAGCCCTTAATGCCCTGCGCGAAGCCCTTCGAGTCAAGCCCGAGTGTGACGACAAGGCTGTCGATGACACTAGCGGCCATGGCGCGCTTTCTCTTCGAGGATGTGGCGGTTGAAAGCGTCGACCATCACGATCTCGACCATGTCGTACAGATCGCGGACGCCGAGCGTCGTGTCGAGCTCGCCGAGAGTGGCCTTACCGGCCGAAACTACCGCACCGATCGAGGCCGGGAGATTTTCGTAGGACGCAAGCCCGTGGGGATTGCCGACGAAGTAGGTGCCGAAGTCGATGCTTTTCCGGCTGAAAAAAAACCCGTGTGCATCTTCAGCATCTCGACGCGCAGCCGAGTGATCGTCGAGATCTCTTCGATCTGACACGCATCGCCGACTCCGATCGCCTGCGGCGGGTGCCCGGGCGCGTGGATGTACTTGATCGACTTCCACGTGGCGGCATCCAGCTCCGGGTCTTGCAGGAGCGAGATCAGGGGAGCGATCCCGAGGATCTGCGCTGCGGTCAGTTGCGCCACGCCCGCGGAGCCTGAGTTTTCGTCGATCCCCTCGGGCAGATCTACACCGGCCTCGATCACGAGCTTCAGCAGTCGCGACGACCAGTGCTCGCCCTCGAGCGCCGACAGCTCCGTTACGACAAAGACCTTCCCGCAGTCGCGGTGCCCCGGCTCGTCGCTGCGGGTTCCCTCGATCTCGACGTTTGTTGATCGCCGTGCCATTCATGAGGCCGTGGTTGCTTCTTGTGAGCCGTAGCTTACACCCTTCAGATCGGGGCGGCAGTCACTCGCTCGAAGGTGATCTCGTAGGTCTGCGGGCCGAGCACCTTCTTCCCCGACGGCGTCGGCATGTCGCCGGTGAGAGCCCCGTTGATGAAGTTGAAGATCTTGCTGATCGATGGCATCACGAGCGTCATGCTGATCGGCATCACTTCATCGACCGCATCCTCGGCCTGGCGGATCTGATCGAAGACGTCGTTGCTCGGGGAGTTGGCCTGCAACACGACCTTCTGCTTGATCAGATAGGGCGTGTGCCCGAAGGATGCCTTGCCATCGACGCCCATCTGCGCCTCATTCGGCGCGACGTTCTCGGTGTCGAAGGCGTCGTCGGTTGCGAACTGCTCGATCGCCTGCGGCGTCGTGAAGACCCCCGGGCAGGCGAGCGTGAGGGTGGCGTTTGCGCTGGTGATTGTGCGAGGCACGGCTGATTACTCCACGTCGACAGATGAGAGGTTGAGAGCCTGAATCGAGCCGCCGTCCGAGTACCAGAAGGTAATGACGGGCGAGCCGCGCTCCCCGCGCACGGTCGAGCCCGGATCTTCGACCTGCAGATACCAGCCCTGCGACTGAAGCGTCGGCGCGATGGTGATGCCTGCGGCCGTGTTGACCGCGAGCTGTTCGGTCGGGGAGAGCGCGACGCCGGCGACCCACGCACCAAAGGCACCCATCGCGGCGATGTCGGCGGCGAGCGCCTGATGGATGTCGTTGTAGCCGATCTGCGTGTAGGGGATGTTGGGAAGCTGGGTTTCCAGCTCCGCGAGATCGTTTTGGAACACCGAATTCCAATAGATCTGATTGACGTAGGAGTCGGCCCACTTCCAATTCCCCGTCACGGTGCCGCGCTGCAGCCACTGAAAAGCGGTCGTGCGGGTCGCGAATGCGCCGTAGTAGTTGTACCCGTTGCCGAAGCTCTGCGACTGCGGGGTGCCGCCAAGGAAAGCCGCTGCCGCCTGGCTCGTCACATCCGGGGAGACGCTCGGGCTTGAGCGGTAGGCGAAGGTGGTACGGCCGCCGGGCTGATCGAAGTTGATCGAGGCCGTGAGCCCGCACACGAAGGCGGCGTTCTCGACGCCCTGCGTGGCCGACCACAGCGGGAAGGTACCGACGAGCGCGGCGACCTGCGCGGCAAAGCATGCCGCATCGTTGGCCTCTTCGCTCGGCGTCGGGTCCGAGTCGTACGGCACATACATGAAGGCCGCGTTCTGCTCGGAGCACCACGTCGCAAACTCGACTTTGATCGGGCCCCCGGGCGCGCCTGAATCCGGGTCAAGGAGCGTCGTGAAGGTCGCCCAGTCCATCGTCTGCGCCGTGACTGCGTCCATGACGCCCGCGGGAGTCGAGGCCGCCGAGCCCTGCGACAGCACCGCCCCGGTCGCAGCCGTGAGCAGCAGATCGGTCGCGAAGGCGTCCGTCGACGGATAGGCGATCGTGCTCGTGGCTCCGGTCACGGGGCTCGTGATCACGAAGGCTTCGCGCAGCGGATCGTAGGTGCAGGTCGCAGCCGATGTGACATCGACCGCAGCGACCGACGTCGCGCCGCTCGTGCTCACATTCACCGTGCCCACGCCCGAGCCCGGGGTGTACGTGCCGAATGAGAGCACGGTTGCGGTGCCCGTATCGACGCCCGCGCCGGTGACGGTGTCACCGATGTGCAGCTCGCCCGAGACGGTCGAGGCGATGGTGAGGACGCCGAGCGCCTGGCTGCCGGTGCCCGAAAAGATGCTGCCGGTCGTCTGCAGCCCGGCCTGAATGAGTGCCGCGGCGTTCGAGAAGCTCGTGGCGCTCGACAAGTTGATGTCGGCGGACGTGACGGTCTCGCCATCGATGATGATGGTGAGGATGCCGGAGAAGGCCTGCAGCTCAGTCAGCGTGACCGACTCCCCGATCGGGCCGCCGCGCAGGTAGGCCGCCACTGCAGCCGTTGCGTACTGCACGAAATAGAGCGTTTGCGGGAGCGCCGTCGCCCCGTTGTAGCCGGCGAAGTAGATGCCGGCGAAGGCGGCTTCCGGGGAATCCGGGCCGTACCAGTCGGCGACGAGCGCGGCGGATGTGAAGGGCATGACGGTGCCGATCGGGATCGACGTGTCGCCCGTGTTGTCGACCGCGACGCAATTCATCGCGAGATCTGCGGTACCGGCCCCGATTACGCTCGGGATGACGTCAACGAAGGTGCTGGCGGGGATTGAAGGCTGCATGAGCGTCACTCACTCGTGTAAGGAGCCTGAAGGGGGACGTCCCACATCTGCAGCGTCAGCGTGTCTGCGTACTGCTGCGGGATCGTGGTGGTCGGATCAAACTCGAAGGCCGCTGTGACCATCCAGCGCTCTTCGTACTGTTCTTCCGCGTTGGTGAGCGGAATCATTGTCGCGTCGTCCGCGTAAAGCGGCGCGAGCACCGGGGCAAGCGCCGTGCATCCGTACTCATCGCGCAGCGTCGCCGAGAGGATGTTGGCCCAGTCTTCCGCGCCAACGACTTCATCCGAGCTCTGCGCACCGTAGCAGTCGATTTGCACCGTAAGCTCGATGCTTTCCGTGATCGCCGCCGTCGATGGGTCTTCGTCCGTCTCGTCATACGTGTGCAGATTGGTCGCGAGACGATGGCGATGGACCGCCTGAAAAAGAATGAAGCCTTCCCCTGGCATCGACACCCGATTGCCGAGCCCCTGCACCGCGTTCAGATCCTGCACACCGAGCACCGTGATCACGAAGCCCGCGAGCGCCGCGTAGGCTTGCTGCAGGTTCGGTGTGATCGCGAAGCCGCTCATTGCGGGGTGTCCAACTGCTGCACGCAGAAGAGCTTCGTCCACCCCGAGTCGCCCTTCGTGTCGGTCACGATGAGGGTGTCGCCGCTGGCGGAAGACTCGGCCGGGTAGTTGAGCACGTAGTCGCCGACGCCGCCGGGGCCCGACTGAATCTGGCTGTTGGGAGCGAGCGCAAGAGCGGAGTCGGCGATCACGTCCCCGACGTTGAGCTGCCCGAAGTCGACTGCCGTCACGACAAGTGCGGTCTCATCCGCGATGAGCGTGCCCGCGCCTTGGAAGGTGACGAGCGCGTTTTGCCCGACGTCCCAGCGCTCGGCGATCGCCTTCACGAGCCACGTGTAGCTCGGACCGCCGACGAAGCTCGGGAAGATGAGCAGGTCGCCGCCCTTTGCCGCGACGCGCTGAATCGCGTGCGGGTTCGAGTACAGGAAGACCGTGCGCACAGTGCCCTGAATGTTCAGGTAGTTGATGTGCACGAGATCCTTGCCCGAGGGGGGCTGCGACTGAATCTGCACATTCACCGGCGCGGCATACTGCGGGAGCTGCTTGGCGTTGGCGTTGACGGTGTAGGGGATCGAGGCCTTGTAGATGGCCGTGATGTCCCGGTTCACCGATTGAATCGCAGAGCGCACGGTGGCGTGAAGGTTGAGGCTCATTCGCGCCTCAACACTTCGTAGTCGGTCGAGCGCTGCATCACGCCTTTCTCGACGAGCCCGTGGTCGAAGCCCTTCTTCGCGATCGTGCTCGGTGCGTTGTCGCCCGGCCACGTCGCGATCGCACTCGTCAGGTTGTCTTTGATCTCGATGCCCATCGCATCGAATGCGGTCTGCGAGTCGAAGTCCGCGGCCTTCAGATGCGCGCCGAAGCGATCGCCCCAGTCGCCGAGCTTCTCCCCGATCATGCCGCGGAAGAAGGGACGCGGGGGCACGCCAGCCCCGGGCGCGCCGAATTCATTCCAGAAGGCGACCTGCGCGACGTGCAGCGAGCCCTGATTGCCGGTCGCCGGGTAAGTCGCGTGCTCGAGGAACCCGACGCGCACGCCCGATGCGCCGCCGACCGCTTCCTGCAGCGCCGCGAGATAGCGCTTCATCTGCGTGCCGCCCTTGAGCTTGAGATTCTCGGCGCTCATTCCGGCCACGCATTCCACGGGAAGAAGCCTTCCGTCTCGCACGGCGGGAAGTAGCGAGCCGTGCGGTACTGCGCGGTCGCGCGCCAGTACATCGCGCCCCACTGCGTCTGTTGAAAATACGCCGCCGCTTCCGACTGCGTCTGAAACTCCACCGTGACTGACACCGAGCCCTCGGTCGCGGCCGAGATCCGCCCGACAACGCCCTGCGGCGGCTGGCCGTTCACACCGTTCAAGAGCGCCGTGATGTGAGCGACCAGCAGGTTGAGCAGCACCGCGCGTGTCGGCGCGTCCTTCACGGCGCTGCAACAGGTGTTGTTGAGCAGGAGTGTTGCGAAGGTGAAGTTGGCCGTGAGTGCAGCCGCGGGCACCGTCGTGAAGGACGGATAAGCCGCGATGAACGCTGCCGGATCGAACGTCACGATCCCGGGCGTCTGCGGCGTCGCTACACATGCGTCGATGCCCACGGCTCTGTCAGCTCACCTTCAGGTCGGGGCCGAGAGCGCGCGCTGCAGCGCGTCCGGGTCCGTCTCGACTTCCTGCGCATCGGGTACGCGCGTGCGTCCCTTGATGCGCGGATCTTTGTCCTGCGCCATCGCTTCCATGCCCGTCGTCTCGGGGAGCTTCTCCTTCGCCGAGGCCTGCGCATCGCGCATCGAGTCTTCCGCGAAGACGAAGCCCTTCTTCACGAATTCGGAGTCTTTGTGCCGCGCGATCCAGCGTTCCCAAAACGCACGCGGGATCGGAGTGATCGCGTAGGGGAACTGCCCTTGCGCGCCGCTCCGTGTGCGCATCGAATTCGCGCCCTTGAGAATGAAGCGCTCACCGATCGGGGCGGGCTTGCGTCCCTGAATCTTGAGCACCTTACCCGTGTTCGGGTCGACCGACTCCATCGTGCCAGGCTCGGGAACTTCCATGATCAGGCCGTGTGGGAGCTTGCACCCGACCATCACCATATCGGCGGACTTGGAGAGATCGGGGGCTTCGGCTCTTGCTGCTGCGGGTGCCATGTTGGTCTCCTGTTCTAGTTGAACGGTTTCGCGAAGCTGCTGATGCGTAGCAGCGCATTGCAGCCGCACGCATTCTGCATCACCGTCCACGGAGTCGCCACGGCACCGCCGGGGTTTCCACCGTAGGGCGCGCCCGTGTCAGCATCGGCGAACACCTGCTGACCTGCCTGCGCGCCGAGCGCGAATCGCGTCAGGAAGTCCCCCGCCGCTGCGAGTACGCACTGCATGCCAGGGCGCAGGATGAATGCGGGCGGCCCGCATCCGGTCGCAGGCGCTTGCGGATAGACGCGCTGCCAGTTGTAGAGCCCCGTCACCGGGAGCACGAAGCCGAGCAGGCCGCCATCGATCTGCGCGTTGGAGACTTCCCCGGTGTTGGGATCTGCCCAGCCGAAGACGCCGATCTGAACGCCGTCAGGTCCGGCAGTGAGTGCCCACGGGCCCGAGATGACATTGGCGTAGGGCTGGCGATCGTAACCGAGCGTCGGCCACCACTCGAACGGGCTGCCGGCTCCTGCTCGGTATGCTGCGCTCAGTGACCGCACGCCCGTCCATCTCCTTCGCCTGTGTTGGCGTTACCCGAGCATCTGCACCTGCAGGAAGCGCCGGTACCACACCGCACCGAAGCCGCCCGACGAGCGCTTCTGCCGCCAGCTCGAAGAGCCGACGACCATGTTGTGCGCCATCATCTTCGAGC